TGTTGAACTAAAAACTGTCCTGTGGGCAAATTGGCCATTTCTTTTAAGACATCATCGGTGGCTTCATCTACAAAAATTGGATTCAACGTTGCCCAACCACCAATGATAACATGTTCTTGGCGATACAGATTCACCAATTTTTGTGCAATCAGATTGGATTTGGGTTTCATATTCTCTCTCCGTTATGAAATTATTCAGCCAAAATCAACACGACCCGGTGCATTGTTTTTGCAACAATTTTTTCCTGGGGATCGACAATCGTGCCATATAATTTGCCCTTGGAATCTGCATGCACCGCCGCGATTTGTGCGTGAACAACGGTTTTGGAATCCAATTCGTCAAAATCGACATCCAAACATAATGCCAAATCACCCGCCGCCGCAGGTTGTGCCGCATCAACGAACACATAGGATTTTTCTGGGATAAATCCACCAACACGCTTTGTATTCGGAACAACCGCATATATAGATTTACGACCGACCAACGACGTTGGTGCAACAATCATAACCGTATCATCGCGTTTGAATGAAATCGCACGTCCGTCTGGATTTCCAAATACCGGAACCAACTTTCTGCGTGCGCTATCGTACAATTTTGCACCGTATAAACCAGATTGTATATCAATTCCAGACATAGGATTATCGGGCACCAAAACAGATTTAACGCGTTCCTTGACTTTGTTCATCTGTTTTGCCAAATCACCAGATTTATATAAATTCGCAATTTGGTCAAACATCGCATCGGCGGTCAATGCAAAAGATTTTGCCAACGGTTCGATTTCATCTTGGTAAATTTCGCGTTGACCGATTTCGATTTTATGATACACCGATAAAGTCATACCGGCATCGCGTGCCGCCTGGGCAATGGTTTTTCCATGGTTTTGGCGAATTTTGCGTAAACCCAGGCCAAACACCTTTAACCCGCGATGTTCATTGTCGGACAATCTGCGTTTGATTTCAGTTTGCCATTTATTTGCCACATCATCAGATTCTTTGATGAAAATGTCAGATAATTTACATTGCAAAATTTTGCAGATATTCAGCAATTGTTTTTGGTTTAAACGACGAACACCTTTTTCGATTTTGGATACCGCAGACAAACTCAACCCTGTTTGACGCGCCAACTCGGTCATTTTCATACCGCGACCCAAACGAATTGTTCGGATATTATTTGGAAAAATGATTTCTTCTTGTGCCATATATGGACTCCTTGGAATACTTGACAAAAGTTTAGTCAATTTTTAATAACTTGGCAAGTGAAATTTATTTTTGTCTATAATGGCATATCATCAGGAATCGCCGACACATCAATTTCCATGGGTTCAGCGGTTTCTGGTGCAATATTATTTGACGGCATGTTATCGCCAAAATCGCCAGGCAACGGTGCCGCATTGCGCAATGCCATTTCGTCCAAGTTATCAAACAGGCAATAATCACCCAAAAATGCCAAATGAACGGTTTCAGGCCGCCCATGACGGTTTTTGCCGATAATAATATCGGCCTTGCCACGGGCGCGTTCCAAACGTTTTTGCCATGTTTCAACGCTATTTTGTGATGTTGTGTTGGAAATGCGTTGCGATGGGTCGCGATTGTCCAAATAGTATTCTTCACGATATGTGAACATAACAATATCCGCGTCCTGTTCAATGGACCCGGATTCACGCAAATCAGCCAACTGGGGCCGTTTATCATCACGCATTTCAACACTGCGCGACAACTGGGATAATGCAATAACCGGCACATCTAATTCCTTGGCCAGCATTTTTAATCCGCGGGTGATTTCAGATAATTCTTGGACACGATTATCATTTCGTTTTCCGCCGGGTGACATCATCAACTGTAAATAATCGATAACAATCAGTGCGACCCCACCATATTTTCGTGCCAAACGACGCGCACGCGTTCGAATCATTGGAACGGACATCCCTGGGGTGTCATCAATAACCAATGGCATTTGGGATATGACCTTGGAATATTGGGCCATTTTCAAGAAATCTTCGTCGGTCAAAGTTTTACCTTCGCGCATGGCGGTTGCGGGAATTTTTGTTTGCGATGACAAAACACGCGCCGCCAATTGGAACGCAGACATTTCTAACGAGAAAAACGCGACCGCGCCCCGGTATTTATTGTTTGCACGACCCGAAAATATAGCATTTGCGGCATTAAACGCGATGTTCATCGCCAATGTTGTTTTACCCATTGCCGGACGCCCCGCGATAATTATCAAATCAGAATGGTGCAGACCACTGATAGATTTATCCAATTCGGTCAATCCCGTTGTCAATCCAGACAATGACCCGTCGGCCTGGTATGCGATTTGTGCTTCTTCCATTGCGCCCTTTAACGCATCGCCAATTGTTGTTGGTTCGTGTTCCGATACACCGGTTGATGCCATGTCGAATAATTTTTGTTCGGCAACCTCTAACTGGCGCGCGACAGGATTGTCCAGGTTTTCGACAAATGCGTCATCCATAATGGATTGTCCAACCGAAATCAGTTGTCGCCGCATCGCATTTTCATAAACAATGCGACCATATTGTTCGACATTTACAACCGTTGCGCCCGCCGAAGACAATTCGGTTAAATAATCGATTCCGCCGACCGATTCCAATGTTCCCTGTTGTTGCAGATAATCTTTGGCGGTAATGATATCGAACGGAACGCCCGCCGCAAATCGGTGCAACGCCAATTTATATATTTCTTGGTGCGCAGGGTGCGAAAAATGTTCGGGTTTCAGAAAGTCCGATACCCGTTCCAATGCGCGATTATTCATCAACACCGCCGCCAATACCGCCTGTTCGGCCTCTAAATTCGTAGGTAAAGTTTTGGGAGTAAAGTCCATGTCGATTATAGTAAATAAAAAATTTAATTTTTCAACGCCTTTTTTATACGGATATAAAAAATTTTCATTACCGATACTTTCATCCGATGGAAAATCGGCATGGCCAGAAATTTTCCCGATTGAAAAAATTTCAGAATTGCGGAAAACGGTTGGTGAACACTACTTTATGGCGCAAATGATGTTGGAATTTACGCCACCCGATAAAATCAGATTGGATCCCGGAATGATTCAATTGTATGATGCCGATTTTGATTATATAAATTGCAAAATTGACCAATGGCGTATAACGGGTGCGGCGATGTATTGGGACCCAGCATTGGGACATAAAAATACAGATTCCAGTGTTTGTGCTATAATTTTCCGCGATGACAAATCGCACAATATATTTCTGCACGATATGTTGTATATGGTTGTGCCAAACGAATGTCCACAACCATTGACATACCAATGTGATATAGTGTTGGATTTTATGTCAAAATATAAATTGCACCGTATATCGGTTGAAACAAATGGACTAGGAAATGCGTTGCCAGAAATCCTGGGGGACAAAATTGCATCGCGCGGTGGTGGAATATCGGTCCAAAAAATTTTCAATAACACAAGAAAAGAAACCAGAATTCTAAACACATTTGAACCATTACTGGGGGCGGGGCGTATGTTTGCACACACCCGCATACAAAAAACACCGTTCTTTTCAGAAATGTTGGGGTGGTCGCCGATTGGCGGCATCGGACATGATGACGGATTGGATGCGGTGGCGGGCGCAATAAACATAAATCCGATTCCAACCAGACCATTTGGTAATCAAATTCATACATATCACGCAAACACAAATTTCAAAATATAAAACAACAACCAAAAGGATAAAAAATGAATATACAAAAATTACAAAAAATGTACACACGTGCGCTGGATATTCGTGCACCATGGTTAAAACGTTGGGACGATGCGCGCCGTTATACGGTGCCAACAACCGACACAGAATTGGCAACATTATTTGATGGCACCGCCGCAGACGCGGTTGATAACCTGGCTGCGTCTATTTATACATTATTGACACCACCTGAATCATTATGGATAAACCTGGTTCGTGAAACCGATTTATCCCCAGACCCCGAAATTGCGACATCTGCACTGCGTGCGAATCTGAATGATTCTAATTTTTATACAACGGTGCACCAGTGTTATATGGATTTATGCATTTATGGGACGGCATGTTTGTTTATGGCGGAAAATCCAATCTGCTGCGACAGTGCGTTTTCATTTACATCTATCCCTATGACCGACATTGCGATTTTGCCAAACGCAGTATTTCATACAACAACAATGACGGCATCTGATGTATTAAACACATATCCACAATGGACACCAACCGATGAAATTCGTAAAAAAATGGAATCAGACCCCGATACACCATTGCGGTTGGTCCAAAGTCTGATTGATTTAGATTTTGTTGCGTGGTTGGATGTTGGTGGCGATATAGAAAATAATATTGTTGCAACTGGGAAATTCGAAACAAATCCATATTTGATTTTCCGTTGGAATTTATGCAGTGGTGAATTATATGGGCGTAGCCCGGTATTGCGTGCATTACCCGACATCAAAACCGCAAACAAAGTTGTCGAATTGGTATTGAAAAACGCAACCATCGCCGTCAGTGGCATTTGGCAGGCCGATGATGACGGTGTTATAAACCTGCATAATATAAATTTAACCCCGGGTGCAATAATTCCCAAAGCCGTGGGCAGTTCGGGTCTGACCCCGTTATCCAGTGGCGCCGATTTCGATGTGTCGCAATTGGTTTTATCTGATTTACGCGACCGAATCCGTCACACCATGTTGGCAGACCGCCTGGGGTTGATATCGGACCGCGACATGACCGCGACCGAGGTTTTGGCGCGCAATGCCGATATGATGCGTGTTTTGGGTGCGACATATGGACGACTGTTGCATGAATTTATACGACCGTTGTGTGAACGCGGATTACAGATTTTATCGCGGCGCGGTGTGATTGAACCGATATCGTTGCATTCTGATGCGGAATTAAAATATTTGGCACCAATCGCGATTGCAACCCAAGACACCGTTTTATAACCATGGGGGTAAATCATGCAAGAAATAGAAAAACAATACGCGCGCATATTCCAAACTCCATCGGGCAGGGCGGTTTTATCACACCTGCGTAAAATGACAATTGAACGGACATTGGGGCCAAATGCGACCGATAATGAATTGCGCTGGGTTGAATCCCAACGCGCATTTGTTCGGCACATTGAATCCATGATTGCGCGCGCAACCAATGGGGGTCAAAATGCGACCGAAACAAAATTTTAATAACATATTGGAAACATTACATAACGGTTGGTTTTTATTGGTATTTGCCGCGGGTGTGGTATATTGGGTCGCGCGCCAAGATTCATCATTGACGGAACTGGAACGCGCCGATACGCGAATAACTGCATTGGAAAATCGCACAACGATATTGGAATCAGGCATCGGCCAATTACAATTAAAAATCGACGGTATCAAAGAAGATGTGACACTCATAAAATCCGCAGTTATAAAATAATAACAAACAATGAATTATTTCCGGGGAAAATTCCCCGGTGTTTTTTTTGTATTTGTATATTGACAATTTTTATTTTTTGACTATAATCAAAAAAAAAGGATAATTTATGTTTAATAAAAAATATAATCATTATATAAAACCTGTTTTGGCGAATATGGACGAACAAACGCGCAAGTATTTTTTGTATAATTTTTGGGTTGATTATGGTTGGAATCCGCGCACAATGTTGCGCATGCAATCCAAAGATACCCGTGATGTCCGTATACAATCTTTTTATTGGGCGTTGTTGCAACTATATTCTGCAAAATACAGAAATATAAATGTTGTATATCATGGACGTGGTGCCCAGGATACCGTTCGTGATACCATTCGCGAATTATCAAAACTACCAATTTCATCATCAAATGATGAAATGTTATCGAAACTTTTGCCGTTGATGTCGCGTTGTCATTTAACAACATCGTTTGATGCGCCAAAAATTCCGAATAATATGTTAAGCAAGAAAATGCATGACATGATGCGTTAAATTTTATCCGCCATTTGGCGGATTTTTTATTGCAACATTGAATAAATATATTACCATATACCACATGATAAAATACATAGATTCACATTGCCATTTACCAAAAAATTCTGATTTTTCAGATGTGTTGGCACGCGCAAAAATGTCGGGTGTTATGGGTTGTGTTATAAATGCGGTGGACGCGTCTGAATGGAACCAGATTTGCGATATTGCATCAAAAAACAAAAATGTTCGTGGTGCGATTGGAATTCATCCGTGGGCGATAAACACCGCACATGGAAATTGGGCGGATGATATGGATTTTATTTTGTCATCAAACCCCAATTTGATGTTGGGCGAGGTTGGAATCGACAAAACCCGCGATGATATTTTAACCCAGGAACGAATTTTTGCGCGTCAAATTGAAATTGCAATAAAACATCGACGCACAATCTGTTTGCACTGTGTTCACGCATGGGATATTGTTTTGCGCGTGTTTAAAACATATCGACGCGATTTACCAACGGTTATTGCGCACGCATTTGACGGCACACAAAATGCCATTGATTTTAATACAAATATATATTTTTCATATTCGCCAAATGTTGCCATGAAAAATTTCCAAAAAATGCGAATTGGTGCAATGAATACACCGCGCGATAAAATCTTAATCGAAAGCGACAGTTGTGTTTTATCCGATGTTTCTAAATCTGCGCGTGGCGTATTGAAAATCAGACCTGACATAACGGCAAACGACATTTTTAACAACGCATTGGGGGCGTTTTTCAATGGCCAGATTGCATAGAATCCGCCTGTTATTGGGCGATGAAAATATAAATAAATTGCGCGACAAAACTGTTATGGTTGTGGGTTGTGGTGCGGTTGGTTCTTTTGCGATTGAATCGTTGGCGCGTTGTGGGGTGGGGCGACTGATTCTGATTGATTTTGATGTAATCGAAGAATCAAATATAAATCGTCAAATTTTTGCATTACACACAACAATTGGTCACCCCAAGGTTGACGCGGCATGTGCACGAATCCATGATATATCACCGGACATCGAAACGATTGGCGTGAATATGTTTTGGGATGAAAAATCTGAAATTGATGCACAGCCCGACTTTGTGATTGATGCGATTGATTCTGTGCCATCTAAAATTGCGTTATATCGTTGGTGTGCATCGCACAATATCCCGTTTATTGCCAGTATGGGTGCGGCGCAAAAGACCGATGCATCGCAAATAAAATTATCAACGATTTCTAAAACAACGGTGTGCCCATTGGCGGCCAAGATTCGCAAAATCATACGCGATGAAAATTTACCTGACTTTCCGGTTGTATATTCAACGCAAACACCAATAAAAAATCCGACGGGGACATTGGGGTCGATAATAACAATCACCGGTGCATTTGGATTGCGAATTGCGGGATATGTGATTGAAAATTTGATTAAATAAAATGGCAACGCATATATGGATATGTGAATAAAATCATATATTTGCACTTATTCCTAAATGCGTATTGTTGATTGAAAAAAAGTCAATAATATCATATAATAGTAATATCAAAAAGGAAACTTTTTGATGTTTCTAATCAAGGGAGAAAAAATAGATGAGAGGACTCACAAATTACGTCTTAGAACCACTAACTTTTATTGGTGCCTTGAATTGGGGCCTGGTCGGGTTATTTGGTTTTGATTTGGTCGCATGGATATTTGGTCCGGCGACATTTGCAGCAAATATCGTGTATTCAATTATCGGTGTTGCGGCATTGCTGTGGTTGGTGTGGCTGTTCATAGACCGGCCTGTCAACAACCGCTAAGGCAAAACACGTGTCGATAAAAAAATCCCACGACCGTGGGATTTTTTCTCGTTCATTTTATGGCAGAGTTTTTTTATTTAACCGTTAAAACCGCACGCCGGAACGCGGCGCGCGCCCCGACGTAGCCCGCACAGTAGTTCGCACAGCCGCTCGCACAATTCGTCGCGGACGGGCACGCGTCGCTAAAGACCCAACCGCCACCAACACTCATTATCGTGCCATTGGCGTATCTTTGGTCGGGGGTATCACCCGAACCCGGAACCCCAATTGCCGTCATTTTACACCAACAATTACGAAAATTATCGCGTGGGTATTCCGGATTATCATCCGTTCCATGCGGATTTGGTAATTGGTTAAATGCATCTTCTATATTTGAATTTGGGTATTCACTTATCAAACTCGCCAATGTTGTGCCACCACCACTGTATGCAGTCAATTTTTTCGGCCACCAATATTCACTTCCCGATGTTATATCACCAGTTATTTCTGTTGTATGCCGCCCAACCGATGTGCATTTTGCAATGCCATATACCACACCCGGCGTTATGCCCAGGCTGGCGCCACCCTCGGCCCCGTTCCATACCAACGCCCATTCACCCGCATCGTCGTCCGCCCCCTCGGTAAGTGTGCGGAACATTCCACCCGTATTATAGCA